GATGTTAACATCTTTAGTCTCCACAACATACATAAACCAGACAAGAAGTAGGACAGCAAGTTCACGTTTGAATGTCTTTCTAGCCATAAACCCTTTCATTACTATCTATCCCTTCTTACTGTCCGCCTCTACTAACTATACCCTCTAGTATTGACCTAATGGCCTTTAGGTTTTCATCCATCCGTGCAGTGGAAATAGCTTGACTCTGGACAACCTGCTCGATAACCAGTAGTCTACTTCTATTGTCGTTAATAAACATCCTGTTGTTGTTAATATCCCCCATCATCATGCTCATGGTCCAGACTATAGCTGCACCCTGTGTGATAAGACCTACAATTAGTGTAATAGGAACAGATTTAGATAAGTGCCAACTGTCTGTGTGGTGTGGCGGTACACCTCTGTCAGGGGGGTTCACTTATAGGACTTCCGGCTAAGCTGCCAGTGAGGTCCATCCTTAAAGCTCTTCCAGTCACCACCCCACTCAAGGTCAATACCGAGTTCTTTAGCAGCGTCCTTCATAGCATCTGCGATAGGGTAGTACTCATCCCAGTCCTCGATGTTTCTCACACCGTCTTTATCCGTATCCCCATTGAAAGGGTATGGCGCAATGTCTACAGCATGTCCAGTGAGGTGCCTAGAGTTCATTGTCTTAGACGCACCAGACTTAACCAGTTGACGCTGTCGGTTGATATTACGGACACCCTCGATAACAGTGAAGTCTACCTTAGTGATCTTGATAGCCTTTTCCACAACACTAACAAGGTCAGGGTGTACCCCTGAAAGGTTCTGAAGGCTTCTTGTACCTAGTTTATAGCTCATTTTGCTGTGTCCTTTGGTATATATGTATCTTTTGTATTGTACTTGTATTATTAGAATCAGTTACCAATAGCAGTCCAGTGGACCACCCCAGTCCCATAGCTACCTGCCCCATTACTGGCGATATTAAACATAAAAGAACTTGTGTTTTTTGTACGAACGTATGCCGAATAAGCGTCCATACCTGCACCACTATTTATCTCTATAGTTGCCTGTATATTCCATATGTTAGATGAGAAAGGAGTGGGGAAAGTTACTGTGTGGTTTACGCCCTCTTGTAGATTTACGGTTTTACTTCCCCACTGCATCCTATTTGAACCTATGTCCATATAACCATTACTGGCGCTTGTTCCTAAGTCACCTTTTTTTATAGCAGCTTTTACTTGAGCAGGCGACACAAGACTAATATCAAAACTCGTACCAGCTTCCCAAGAACCTGTTGTCTGAAAGTCTACAGACCCCACTACCGTAAAACTATCATCCACAACTTCTGTGCCTAGGAAAACACTAAATGCACCACTCTGGTTTAAGTAGCCAAGACGAATCCAACCGGAGTTTGCTTCGTTCCTCATTTGCAGGGTGTTAGTATCAGTCTCATACCACAACATATTAGCATAGGTAGTTGATGGGGCAGTAGTACCAGATGATAGAGTAGCTAATGCACCCAGAGCATTGTTAATATCTGCCCTAGTCACACTAGCTGTCTGGTTAGAGATGTTAAAATCATGTTGGCTCATGTCAGGGTTTTCCTTTTAGTATGCAACTGAAGCACTAAGCTCAGTAATAGATGGTGTATATTTAGCATTAGAGCTATTTAGTTCTGCCTTAAACCTGAAGGCACGACCCATGATAGATGCACCGTTAGCAGGGAGATAACTTCCCCAAGTGGGTGTACCAGCAGGGTCATCGTAAGTAGCAGAGGCAAATACCGTTACACCAGTGTCACCAAAGGCTGTTGTCTCTGTTGTCCAAGTGTCGAACAGATCAGGCCAAGTGTCAAAGTCCTGTGGTATGTCGTCCCATAGGAGTGTACCACCGTCAAACTTCCTTGTGAAAGTCCTGAAGCCAGTTACAATACAACTTCTAACTGTACCAACGTCAATGTAGGAAGGGAAGAAGTATTCACCTGTAGGCGAGGATGAAGTAGTAATGTCGATCTCAAGTGCAGAAGACACAACAATAGCGTTAGTCTTAGTGCCTGTAAAAGTAGGCTCTTGGTCAGCAGTAAATTCGGTCTGTCCCATCGAGGGCAATTCAGATGGCAACACAACAATAGTGCTTACACCTACACTAAAGTTACCCTCTTTATCATAAGACCTGATTAGGAAAGTACCACTACGAGCAGGAAGCGTAGCAGAAGATGCTGGTCTAGCTACCTTCTCGATAACAGTTGTAGAGCTACCCCAGTTAGCACCAGATGTATTAGAGTTGTGCTTTATCTCGTAGTGGCTAAGATCAGGGTCTGAGATAGGTTCCCAAGACAAGAAGATAGTACCGCCAGATATTTCAATATCAAAACCAATTACATCACTTGGGTCACCAGCAAAAGCGTTAATCTCCTTGTTTAACAGGTAAGTCCACTCACCCTTAACACCAAAGATGTTTATTGCTCTAGCCCTAAAGTCATAGAAATTTGGCTCTAGGTTCACAGCCTCATAAAAACCTAGTGTGCCTGTACCTAGAGCCTTGTAGATAGACTCTGAAGATAACTTGTATTCTACGTTTACACTGTCAATATATACACCATCTGTTGCTGTGATGTTTACCAGCGCTATGTTAGATACCTTCTGGTTAGAGATTTGCACAGAAGCTACAGCAGAGATACCTACGCCCTCGACAAAGAAAGGGTTAGGGAGGTTCGTGTTATCCCTTTCGTACACAACACCATCATCTACCTCATCAAAGACTGACTCAGAAGTTTCTCTTAGTGTCATTTCGACCTGAAGATCAAGCCCATCAGTAAGACCAAAGGTCCAGTTAATAACCTGAAACTCTTTATTAGTCCAACCAAACCTAGTGTTGTTAATCTTTACGTTATCGCCAACCTGAACTTGTAGTGTACTAACACCAAAAGAAGCCTTTACAGTAAGCTGTTGACGATTAGACTCTAGTGTGATAAGAGCAAGCCGTCTAGCTTCTACACTTGTGTCGGTAAAGGAAAGGTTTACATCGGCTACAGACTCTTGACCGTTATCAGCATCTAGGTAAGCAGAGTTAGTTACCTGTGGATAGTCAGTTACCTGCCAGTTACTTTCTTCACCCCTAAAAGTACCCTTAACAACATTGAAGTTATCTCTACGGGAATGTCTAGTGGTGACATTGATACCAGACCGAAGGTCGTTCTCATCTAGTGTCATTACCGGAGCAGTCCAGTAAGCAGGTTTCATCCGCCACTTACCCTGAGCGTACCACAACAAACCTCCCATAGATGTAATAATATCACCTAGGACAGAATAGGGAGTTGTGGCTGTTGTGAAAGCACCATTACAAGTATAACGAGCAGTACCAGCATTTGTATTAGTCTGGTCACAGATATTAGCCGCAGTAATAACCAGTGTATCATCTATATTTGTTGTGGCCTCATTAACTCCATACTTAGATGTAAGGTAGTCTCTAGTACACAAAGCAGGGTTATCAGACCACACTGTGTTACCAGTACGAGGGTCATATACCTTCTTACCCTTTATAGTAGACGTAAAGGTAGGGATACCATTAGGGAAAGCATCTGCGTCATACTCAAGCCTCACATAGAGGTATGCAATACCACGAAGCCTATGTTGGTTGCTCCACTTGTTAGACTCATTCACCAAGTCACTGTCTGCACTTTGGTCAGCAGCACCAAGGTGTTTATTGATCCTTATCTTACCCTTATATTTACTAGGTGAAGTTACGTTACCAGAACCATCTAAAGTAGCCACTTCATCATCAATATAAATCTCATCGAAAGAGTCTACCTCATGCCCAGCAAAAGCAATAACCCTGTGTAGGAATTTGTTGTTGCTGCCAGTAGACTCATCATATACAATAGCACCACCTGAACGGACCTTACCATAGATAATAGCATGGTCTTGGGCAGAGCCTTTTGTATTAGTCTGATAGCCACGGTTAGTACCTTGTGTACTAGGCTTAGGTGTCAAAGCACTAAGTGCTGCACCAAGAATTATGTTTGTACCTAACCCCACAGCGAAAGCTGCAAAGCCACCTGCGGCTAAACTAACACCGAAAGCCCCCGCGACAGAAACACCAAGTGCAGCAGTAGCGACAACGAAAGAAGTTACAGCAACCATTTTATAAAGCCTTCTCGTATTTAATTTCTATCTCGTTGTAGCCCATTCGAGTAAGAAACTTACCAATAGGGTTTATACTAGAGGAAGAGGCCACAACCCTATAAATACCATCCTCCCTCATACAATCTTCTACAAACTTAAAGAGGCGCTTACCTACGGTTGACTTCCTATAATCCTTATGTACATATACAGCATCGTAATGCCCTATAGGACTGTGTTGTGATGTTAAGGGTGCTGACACGATTACCACAAAGTAGCCTATAAGCAGTCCATCTTTCCTAGCCGTGAAGAATTTAAGATACCCTAACTCTTCTAACCTAAAGTATTCGTCCCAGTTTATATTAAGCTGTTCAGTGGGGTGGCCTGATTCTTCCCACTCTAGTACCGCTAGTGGTGTTACTTCTCCCTCAACTTGGGAAAGGAACTCTTGTTGATAACTAGGTGTCATTACTACGACCCCACAACACAGGTTTATCTTGCAGGTCTTCTACAAAGTCAAAACCTAAGTCCCCCGCATAAAGGGACTTCTGATAACCTGAGGTATAACGGGCTACCCTAGCTCTCTCAAGGTCAACAAGTTTGTTCTCAACAGTAAGCTGGATAGTAGAGGACTCTGGTTCTTCGTCTATGTTCATCTGGTCCATGTAACCAGAGAATACCTCGTCAAAACCACTCTCACCTACTATGCCAAAGTAGATATTACAGACACGACCTTGGTAGGCTTTGTTCAGTGCTAGGGACAGTACCTCACTAGGTACACCAGAGAGGGTAAGTGTTGCGCCTCTAACAGCCATTTCAGCAGTCTCTTCAACCTTAGATATTTCTAGTAGTGTGCCAAGACCGACATAGGTAGTCCCATCTGGCCTAGTTAGAGTTCCCTGACCTGTCCACATTCGTATTACATCGTCACCATCAAACAGTAGTTCCACAGCAAAGAAAGGTTGTACAAGGTCGCTTTCAATACCATCTACTGTTGTAACTGCTAGTTCTCTTGACATATCGGGATACCTTTATGAGCGTAGCGAATTACTACTGTTGTTTTACTGTATAAACTAGGATAAAACCTCTATGGCTTCAAAAGATATACCATATACCGAAGCATTGTTTATTGACCAAGAAGTCATATTACTAGAAAGTCTAAATACCCCCTTAGGGGAACTTAAGTCTGCTGTGGCACTTGTATAGTCAGACCTTAGTGCAGGCCATATCTCTAGTTCACCATCACCAGTTTTATCTAGTAGTACAGTGTGTAACCTAGCACCAGAACCAGACCCCAGTTGAATGTAGTCACCAGCCTTTAGTGTACCTGTCATAACAACAGAAATAGTCTCTTCACCCACTGTACCAGTCACAACACAAGAGCTTACGTCCCCCCTTGGTGTGGCATAATCGGGGTCACCTAGTAGGAAAGTACCAACCGGACCCTTAAGTCCTATTAGCATAGCCTTCCACTCAGCAGCCTTATCCCTGTGTACAGAAGGGATAGTAACTGAAGCCCCCCACATTTGCCCTCCGTGGGAAATAACCTGTTGCTTATATGTGAAGGGTGAGGTAGATGTAGCTACAGCATTAACAGCACGAAGCTCAATACTTTCAATACCTATTGTTGTGGGTGTATTAAGAGGGTAAAGAAGCCCCATGCTGTTATCCTTATATGTAAGTTGTTAACTGAAAGTAGACTTCATAACACCACCCCTACGACGACTATCTATCATAGCAGCCTGTGTCATTTGAGCAATCTTAGGTGCTGCCTGTGCAATGAGTTTCTTGACGCTATCATCACCGTTAGCAGAGAAGTTAAAGTTCTGGTGGATCACAACACTACCACCCCCAGAGGAACCCTCCGCCTGAACACCAAGTTTACCATTAGCACCACGTTTAAGTGGCATGATAGCCTCTGGTCCAGCTTCTCCCATAAGACCAGTTTTACCACCGGACATAGGGAAGTAAGCAGGTCCACCCACAACACCACCATTAGCATAGGCTTGTATCTGTGAGCCACCTGAGAAGGCACCACCATCAGCGAAACCAAACGCCTTAGCAACAGAACCTACGATACCAGAACCTACCCCAGTCTTACTATCAAAAGAGCCTACTAGACGTTGCACAACAAGTACCTCGAATAGTTTAGCTATGATAGACTTAGCCATGTCCTTGAAGGCGTCTTTTACAGACTTAGTGCCATCAACCATAGACATAAAGGCAGTTTCCATACTTGACTGGATGGTATTAGCTACCTCTTGTTGTTGTGCCTTAGCCTCTTCAAGAACCTTTTGACGTTCCTTATCGGCTTCGATCTGTAGTAGAGTACCCCTAAGTTCTTTCTCTTGGGTAGCACTCATTACTTCACCGTACTTATTACGAGCATTAAGTATTTCTTCTTCTACCGAACGCTTAGTACCAAAGATACCAACCAGTTTACTCTCTATCTCTGATTGTTGTTGTAACTTAGTGAGGTAGTCTTGAAGCTCTTGTGCAGGAGAAGTACCAGAACCTCCGCTGGAACCAGACTTAGTAGACGCCCTTTTTGCAAGAGTAGCAGATTCATTACTAGAGAGCTGAGACTCTAGTGCGTCTATAGTTGCACTATCTATTGCAGACTGCGCTCTAATAATAAGGGGGTCAGCACCTTCCTGTCCAAGTGCGTTGTTAGTTTTATCTTGTAGATCAACTCTCATACCAGCAATAGTACCAGCGTTGGCAGTGCTAACATTGTCTTTTATAGCTTTTGATTGGGCTACAGCAACAGCAAGTGCCTTTTCTAGACCTTGCCCAAAACCAACAAGGGATTGCATTGCAGCAGCAGCACCCTTTAGACCACCTTCTAGTTCCTTAGACTCAGCCGCAGCAGCAGCTATAGCCTTTTCATTAAGTACAGCAGCATCGTACAACTTCATTGCAGCAATTAAGTTATTACCCTTAACCTTGTTGTCTTGTTGAGCCAGCATGTAGGAAGCCCTAGCAATGTCAGCTTCTTTATTAGCAACTTCTTCGGAGTCTTTACCGAACTGTAGTGTTAACTTGGATATTTCGAGTCTATTCTCTAGTGTTTTAGTGGTAGCTGCTACAGCATCTTTAATAGCGTTAACACCAGAAAGAGTTGCGGCAGTCTCTTCTGTAGTCTTTTGTTGTAGGTCGTAG